CGGTAGATCCGCGCCCTTCCACTTCTTTTTCCCGCCCAGTGCCGGAGAAAATCTCGGAGGGTGCCGACAGCATTTCGCCCACGATCTCGGCGTATGCCGAAAGCGCTCCGGAGGACGAATCGGGCATGCATTGGTGCCCGAGATGCGGGTCTGGCCGGTGGGTTGGCGCGCGCTACGGCGGGCCAGACTCCCCGCGCTTTGCGCAGTGCGTGCCCTGCGGCGCGCGTGGGGACCGAATCGGCAGTGACGAAACGCGACCGAGGAACGGAGACGAATCGTGACCGCCGAGATGACGCATCGCGCCGCGGTCGAGAACGCCTGGAAGGCCGCAACGCGAGCGGCCGAAGCGGTTATGCCGGACGTGGTCGACGCACTGACCGGGCTCGCGCAGGCGTGGATCACGATCGCCACGCAGCTCGAATACGCGCCCCCGGTCGAGTGCCCGCGGCCGGCCGCTCACACGCTCGACGAGCACGAGGGGCCGACGGTTGTTGATCCGACGCACGGACTCTCGTGGCCGCTCGACGAGCCCACGAGCGCGCTGTCCGTGGTCGAGCCGATGGCGTTCGGCTACCGGCTCAACTCGGGCGCCCGCCCGACCGTGACGCAGCTGCGCGTCGCGCAGGAGTATCTCGCGGCATCTGACCCGACCGTTGACGATCCGGCTGCGCTCGTTGCGCATCAGATTGTCGAGCTCTGCGAGCTGCCCGCGCGCGCATCCATGTGTAACTGCGGCGACTACTCATGGGAGCACCCCCTCGGGGCAAGGTGCCCGAGTTGAGCCACGCCAAGCCGGCCGACGAGCGCGCCGGCCACCGAGGGGCGCCGGTCGAGCTGGCCGGCGCCACCTTCGCCGTGCCGGCCCTGCCGCGTCAGCTCAGCAAGCTGCCCCCCGAGCTCGTCGATCGGTGGGCCGGTATCTGGACGTCGCCCGTGGCGGCCGTGCTCGATCCGGTCAGCGATCTCGAACCGATGACGCGTCTGTTTCGGCTGTATCACTTGCAGCACAAGATGTTTGGCGCCCTTGAGCAGCACATCGATTGGCTCGAAGATGCGCGCGAAGACGTGGAGTTCGATCCGGGGTGGGCGCGTAACGCGCTGAGCTTCGCCGCGGAGATCCGGCAGCTCGAACAGACGCTCGGGATCACCCCCCGCGGCCGGATGGTGATCGGCGCGGCCGTGTTGGCGGCACAGAAGGCGAGCGCGGCCGAGCAGGAGAGAGACGATGCTGACGACTGAGAAGGTGCTCACCCGGGGCGCCGCCGGCCTGATTCATCTCCGCTTCCGGTACGCCAAGCTGACCGTCTGCGGGTACAAGGTCGATCGCCTCGCGGCCGGCGCGTCGGGCACCGCGTGTCCGCGATGCATTGCGTTCGTCAGCCGATGACGACCGCGGTGTTGTGGATGGCCGCCGCCTGGGGAGCGTGCCGGAACGGTGATCACGCGGCGGAGCGTCGGTATCGCGACACGGCCCGGCGGATCCGACGCCGGCCTCCCCTGACCCCGGCGGCGCGCTGTCTTGTCCGGAAAGGAGCGTCATGATCTCCGTCGTGCCGCTGACGCGTGAGCAGCTGCTTATACAGTGCGATCCACTGTTTCTCAAGAAGCTGACCGGTGGAAATAATGGGCCGCTTCCGCGCCGGACACGGACGCTCGGTCCGACGTGGGTTCGGTTCGTGCACGACAAGTGCGTGATGGGAGAGGGCGACGCGTACGGCCGGCCGGCCCGGATGACACCCGAACAGCAGGCGATCTTCTGGAAGCTGGCCGAGCTCGAAGACGACGGCACGTTCCGGTTCGAGATGGCCACGATCTCGCTCGGCAAGGGGTCGGGAAAGTCGCCGCTGCTCGCGTGGATCGGCTGCATCGAAATCGCGTCGGACTGCCGGATCTTCAGGGAGTGGGCGCCCAACGGCAACCCCCGCGGTCAGGCCCGGGCGAGCGCTGGCGTCACCAACATGGCCAGCTCGTACGAGCAGGCAGACCTCGTGCTCGACGAGATGCGCGCCAGCTTCGAGCACGAAAAGGCGCCGATGAAAGGCCGCGCCAACGCCCAGAAGGGCGAGGTCGTGATGAAGGATCGGAAGGCGGACGCGCGCCGAATCCCGGCCACGCCGCGCCGGGCGGACGGCTCGAAGCGACCGACCCTGCTCGTTGACGAAGTGCACGAGCTCACCACCGAGAACCAAGAGCGCGCGATCGAGGTGGCCGGCGGCGGCACGACTAAGCGCGAGAACGGACTCGTGCTGTACGCGTCGACCGCGGGGAACGACATGATGACGTTCTTCGGCCGCCTGGTCGCCCGCGGCCGCCGCGGTGAGTTCTCGCGCAACGAGCTCTTCATCGTGATGGAAGCGGTCGACGGACTCGATCCGCTGAGCGATGACGACGTGATCACGGGTATCAAGCAGGCCAACCCGCTCGCGGCCCGCGGCGTGGCCAACGTCCAGAAGCTCTTGCGCAAATTCCGCGGAATGCCCGTTAGCAGGGCAAAGCGGTACTACTGGAATCAATGGGTACCAAGCGACGAGTCGTGGCTGCCGGTCGGCGCGTGGGATCAGTGCAAGGGAACCGTCGAGATCGATCCCGATCTGCCGACGTGGATCGGTGCGGACATGGCCCTTAAGCGCGACTCGGCCGCGGTGGTCGTGCTGCAGAAGCGCCCCGACGGACGGCTGCAGGCGAGCGCCAAGATTTGGTTTCCCGACGGCGAGCTGATCGAGCAGGACGGCCCGGACGGCCCGGACGCGTATATCAGGATGATCAACGACACGTGCGACGTGCAGTGGCTCGCGGCCGACGAAGCGTGGTGGCCGACCCTGCCGCAGCTCGAAAAAGGCGACACGGGCAAAGGGATCAAGCCTGTCCCCACGTTCCGCATGCCGCAGCAGGGGCGGAATATGGTGATCGCGTACGCCAAGACGTACCGCGTCATCGTTGACGGCGCGCTGATTCACGACGGCGCGCCGGACTTCTCAGACCAGATCGCCAGCGCCGTGCCGCAGTCGGGCGACGGCGGCTGGCGTCTGCGGAAGGGCAAGGCCCGGCGTCGGATCGACTGCGCGCCGGCGCTCAGCAGTGCGATATTCGCGAGCGAGCTCGACCCGCCCGTCAAAGAGCCGGTCAAGCCGCGCAGCCGAGTGTTTTAGGGGAGATTGTGAATATCGTCAGATACCGTACCGAGGTTCGGCGCCGGCGTGGCGAGTGGCACGTCAGCGTGCCCGCGTTGCCGCGCGACGCGCCCGTGATCAAGATCGACAAGCTCGGCAACGCGGCGCCCTTGTTGGTCGAGGCGCTCGCGGGTTATCTCGGCGTGGCGTACTCGGCTATCGAGGTCAGCGTGAATCAGCCGGTCCGGCGCACGTTGCGCTCGCGGGTCACGGCCGGCGCCGTGCAGCTGGCCGGCGCGGTGGGCACGCTGAGCGGCCTGTACCTGCTCGCGGGGGTTCCGGCTACCCTGATCGCAGCGAGCGTCGCTACGGTCGCGGTGGGCACGCTGCGCGAGATGGGGCGGATCTAGATGGGGCTCGGCAAGCTGATGCGGTCGGTGCCATCGGGAGGCACCCGGTACGACGCGTACGACCTGACGACTGAGCAGCTGCTCGACTCGTTCACGGTGTACGGCAACATCGCGCCGGACTGGCCGACGTCGGCGTACGGCTCGGGCATGAGCGTGCCGGGCGCCTGGCGGGCGAGCCTGCTGCTGAGCGGCCTGCTCGGCTCGATGCCGTGGCACGCGTACCGCCGAGCGGCCGGCGACGACCCCGCGCCGCGGTTGGTCACGCCGGCGCCCGCGCTGCTTGAGCAGCCGGCGCCACCCGAGACGCGGTTCTCGACGTTCCGCTCCCTGGCGCTGGACTACCTGTGGGAAGGCAACGCGATCGGCGTCTACGCGGCGCGCGACCGGGCCAACTGGCCGACAGCCATCGTGCCCGTGCCGGCGTCGAGCGTGTACGTCCGGCGTGTCGACGAGCGAAATTATCCCCTGCCGATCGGCGCGATCGAGTATCTGATTGGCGATCTGCGCTTCACCTCGCAGGAGATCTTTCACGTCAAGGGACCGTGCGCGCCGGGCGAGCTGCGTGGGATGGGTGTGCTCGAAGCGCACCTGCCCACCCTGCGCGGCGCGCAGACACTCTCGGCCGACGCGCACACGATCAAGGGTGTCCCGACCGGCGTGCTCAAGTCGGAGAACCCGGATCTCACCGCGGACGAGGCGAAGGACATGAAGGCGAAGTGGCTGGAAACTCAGCGACTTCGCACCGTGGCCGTGCTAAACGCGTCGACGTCGTTCGAGCCGCTGGCGTGGAATCCCGAGGAAGCGCAGCTGATCGAGGCGCGGAAGTTCTCGCTGTCCGAGCTCGAACTGATCTTCGGTCTGCCGGTCGGGTGGCTCGGAGGGAGCACGAATACCAAGCAGTACAGCAACATCGAGCAGGACGCGATCAACTTGATCAAGTTCACGCTCACCGACCACCTGACCGCGTTCAAAGAGACGTGGACGCAGTGCTTCCCCCGCGGCGTGTTCGTCGAGCCCGACCTCGATGGTCTGCTCGCCAGCGACACCGTGAGCCGCTACGGCGCGTACAACGTGGCAACCGGCGGGAAGCCGTGGCTGCTGCCAAGTGAGGTCCGCGCACGCGAGCGGTACCCACAGGTCAAGGGGATCGACGACGCGACCACGCCGGCCCCGACCGGCGCCAAGCCGGGCGACCCGAACGCACCGACCACCGAACCGAATCCCGAGACCGAGGTGATCGAGCCATGACGACCGCGCTCCTGACTCGCAAGTTTGACGTCGATCTGTCGCTGCGCTCCGCGGGCGCCGGCGGCGACGGCCGCACGGTGTTCGGCGTGGCCGTGCCGTACGACGCGCCGCAGCACATCTACGACGGCCTGACGGAGGAGTTTGCCCGCGGCGCATTCGATCATCAGTTGCGCGCGGCCAACCGGGTGCGGGTTGCCCGCGAGCACGTCGACCTCGGTGGCACCCTGATCGGGTCGGTCCGGGCGCTCACCGACGAGGCGGACGGGCTGCACTTCGAGGCGCGCGTGAGCAAGACGGTTGCGGGAGACGAGACGCTCGAACTGGTCAACGACAAGGCGCTGCGTCAGGTCTCGATCGGCTTTCGCGAGCGCCCGCACGGCAACCAGCGGACCAACTCCGGAGTGATCCGGCGCACGGCGGCCGACCTGTTCGAGATCGCGTTCGTGGTGGACGGCGCGTACGGCGACCAGGCCGAGATTGCCGGCGTCCGGTCGGCCCACCGTCTCGACCCGCGGACCGCGGCGGCACACGGTTGCACCTGCTGCGACGAGCTCGCGCAGCTGCGCGGCGCCGCGACCGCGATCGAGCTGGCCAAGTTCACGCTCCCGCCTCTGCCGTGACCACGGTCGCGTACATCGTCCGGCGCGGTGACGACAACGAGGAGTTGCGGCACTCGCTGCGGTCGCTGGTCAACATGCCGCACACGAACGTGCTGCTCGTCGGTCACCACCCGGCGTGGGCGCGGTCGGTCGATCACCTTCCGGTCGAGCAGGTGCTCGACGACAAGCAGGCGAACGCAGTGCGCCTGTTCACCATGCTGAGCGTGCACGGCCCGGACGAATTCGTCCTGTTCAACGATGATTTCTTCTGCATGTCCCCGGTGGCCGGCCCGCCCCCGGTCGAGCATCGCGGCATGCTGATCGAGCACGCGCGCCGTCTCCGGGGCGGCCGGTACGGCGCGATGCTGCACAGGACAGCCGCAGTGCTCGCGGCGGTCGGCTATCGCGACGCGCTCGCTTACACCATGCACAAGCCGATGACGATGAGCCGGCGTCTGCTCGCGGACACGATGGAATTTCAGCGCATCGATCCGGCGCTCTCGTGGCGGTCGATGTACGGCAACCTCTGTCATCTCGGCGGCGCGCCGGCGGACGACGTCAAGCTGTCCGGCGCCGGCCCGGTCCCGCGTGGTCCGTGGATCTCGACGAGTGACGCCTCGTTCAAATACCACAAGGTCGGGGAAGCGATTCGTCAACGCTTCCCATTACCGTCCCCGTACGAGACCTGAGTTATGCTCGGGCGGCACGATGGGCACCCGGCCAGCGAGTAGGCACCCCCGCGAAAAGCGGGCACCCCTGCGCAATGGACCCGCACCCCCGGAAGCGACCTGTCATTTCAAGGGCAATTCCGAGGGGGATTACCGTGGCCGAGAACATCTATCTCAAGACCCGACGGGCCGAGTACGACGGCCTGCGCACCTCGATCGAGGGGTTGCAGACGCGCGCCAGCGAGGCGAACCGCGCGCTCACGCCGGAAGAGATGACCAGCATCACCGAGATGAAGACCAAGGGTGACGCGATCTTCTCCGAGATCGAGACCCTGACCGACATCGAGCTGCGCTCCGCGAAGGTCGCGGCGATGCAAGCGGACATCGCGGCCGCCATGCGCGGCGGAGACGGCTCGGGCAACCAGGGCGGTAACGCCGGCGGCACCGACGTGCAGCTGCGCGCCGGCCGGCCGATCGGGGGCGCCACCACCAAGGACCGCGACCCCGGTCACTACCGCTCGCTGAACGACGGCGGCCGTTTCTCGTTCTTCAGCGACCTCTACAAGGCGCGTGAGGCGAACGACACCGACGCGGCCACCCGGCTCGCCGAGCACAACCGCGCGCTCACCACGGGCGTTGCGGGCGCCGGCGTCGTGCCGCCGAAGTGGCTGGTCGACGAGTACGCCGCGCTGGCCCGGCAGGGTCGCGTGCTGGCCAACCTCGTGCGCAACATCCCGCTCGGCGACGACCCGCGTCCGCTCGTGCTGCCCAAGCAGACCACGGGCACCGACTCCGAGGTGGTCGAGCAGGCGGCCGAGAACGACCCCACCGAGGATGACGACGCGTGGGGGTCGAGCACCGACACCGCCACCCCCAAGCCGACGTCGGGTATGCAGATCGTCTCCCGGCAGATGGTCGACATGAGCAGCCCGGCGATCGACACGCTGATCTACGGCGACCTGCTCGGCGCGTACAACCTCAAGGTCGAAAAGAAGGTCGGCGCCGCGGTGATCGCGGTCGGCACGGCGCTCCCGGCGTCCGAGGGCAGCTCGGTCCCGATCACCGACCCGTCGCACTACGCCCGCGTGTTCGTGAAGGCCGGCATCGCGGTCCGCAACGCCCGCAAGCTGCCCGCGACCATCGCGGCGATGTCGGTCAACCGGTGGGGCGAGTTCATCGACCTGACCGACACCACGGGTCGCCCGCTGGTGACCGGCGCCGGCGACGCGCCGAGCAACATCATGGGTGCGGCCGACCTGTCCGCGCTTGAGGGCGGCCGGTACAAGGGCATCACCCTCGCCCCGACCGACGGCATCACCGCGGACGACCGCTTCGCCGTGCTCCGCGGCTCGGACGTCCTGCTCTTCGAGTCCAACGTGATGCGCTTCCGGTACGAGCAGCCGCTCGGCCCGGAGTCGATCAAGATGGGCGTCTGGGGTTACACCGCGGTTCTCGTTCGCTACGGCACCGCGTCGATCAAGCGAGTCGAGATCACCGAGGAAAGCTGACGCAAGTGCCCGGGCGCAATTACTCTGCGAAGTTGCGCCCGGGCACTTTGTAACGATCGGAAGGGATCGCGCATGTCGCTTGTCTGGCCACCGACGCTCGCTGAGCTCAAGATCGACAAGGGCATTGCCGCGGACGACACACGCGATGACGACGCGCTCGATCGCATGCTCGCCGCGAGCATCTCGTTCGTGCGTCGTATCCACGTCGGTCGCTACAACTTCGAGCCGGACGAGAGCAGCGAGCTGTCCGTGCCCGACGAGGCGATGACGCTCGGCGCGATCCGGCTGGCGATTCGCTGGCAGACCCGCAAGCGGTCGCCCGACGCGCTCGTCTCCATGGGCGAACTCGGCGCCGGTCGGGTACCGAGCTTCGACGTGGATATCGACCGTATGCTGCGGATCGGGCGCTTCGCCCCTGCCGTCTTCGCCTGATCAGGGAGATCACACCATGGCTCTTCGCATCTCGACCGCGGCGCGTAACGCCATGGTCTCGGCCGTCACCGCGCTGGCCGATGCCGGCTCGGGCGCCGCCCACGTCCGCATCTACACCGGGACGCAGCCGGCTACGCCGGCCACGACCGCGAGCGGCACGCTGCTGCTCGACATCCCACTGAACGACCCCTCGTTCGCTGCTCCGTCGACCGGCGTGGCCACGGGCGACGTCACCCCCGAGCCGACTGATGACGGCATCACGACCGGCACGGCCGGATGGTTCCGCCTGCTCGACTCGAACGACGTGGCGATCCTGGACGGCGCGGTCACCGGAACCGGTGGCGGCGGAGAGTGCACGCTGTCGACCACCTCGATCACGACCGGCCTGACCGTCAACCTCACCTCGATCACCCTGACGCAGCCGGCCAGCTGACCCCGTGGCCGAAGTCCTGATCACCTCTCAAGTCCCCGGCAACGCCAACGTTGCTGAGGGCTCGGGCGCGACCGTCTCGACGACGTTCCTGTCCGCGGTCGATGGGACTCTCGACGGTGTGCAGTTCAAGTGCCCGACCACCGTTTCGGGCACGTTCGAGGGCGTCGCGTGGTCGGTCGACACCGACGACTCTCCGGCAGATACGGGCACGGGCACGCAGCTCGCCGCGGTGAACCTCGTACCGTCGATGTCGTCCGGCGCTCTGATCACGGTGCCGTTCGCCTCACCCGTTCCCGTGCTGGCCAACGTGCCGTACCGGATCGGCGTGCGCACGAGCGAAGGTCGCTACGCCGCGACGGGTGGCTTCTTCGCCAGTTCCGGCTTGACGGTCGGCAACCTCACGGCGCCGCAGACCGGCGCGACCACGGTGGTCGGCCCGGTCGCCAACGGCGCGTTCATCGAAGGCATCACGCTCTACCCGAACAAGACCTTCGGCGGCGGGTTCTACTTCGTCGGCCCCGTGTTCACTCCGACGGCCACCGAAGCGGACGGCGCGATCGCCGTCACGCTCCCGCCGCTGCAGGCCGCGAGCTCCGGCACCGTGACGGCCGTGGGCAACCTCGCCCCGGCGCTGCCCCCGCTGCAGGCGTCAGCGGCCGGCACGGTGACCGGCACGGGCCAGCTGGCAGCCACGCTCCCGGCGCTGCAGCTGACGGTCACGGGCGAGAGCGACGAGTCCGGCCAGCTGAGCTTGACGCTGCCGCACCTGACGGGCTTGCTTCGCGGAACGGTGGAGACTCCGCCCGCTACGGGTCTCGTGGGCGCGTACAGGGCGATCGTCACGGATCTCGGCGACGCGCTGCGCGCACTCGGCGCTCCCTTGCGCGTGGTCGACGATCTCGCGGCCAACGTCGACCGCGGCGCGGTGGTAGTTGGTCCGCCCACGTTCCTCTGGGAAGGGCTATGCAGCCCGGACGAGCCGACCGGCGCGACGTTCGAGATCTACCTCGTGGAGGATCTCGGAGAACGGGCGGTCGATCGACTGCTCGTCAACCTCCCGGCGCTGCTCGTGGCGGTCGGGCAGATCGGCAATGAGACATCGGTAACGGGCTGCGTCCCGGGCGCTTTCCCATCGGGGACTAGCGATCTGCCGTGCTACCAAGTGACCGCGGAAACGACGTTTTAAGGGGCGCAGGCCATGACGATCCACAAGCGCAAAATCAAGCTGATCGAGTTCTCGCTCGGCACCGACCCGAGCGACATCGCGTTCGAGTGCCAGATCAACGAATGGACGCTGAACAACAACACCGAAGACGGCGACAAGCTCTACACGCTGTGCCCGACCGGAGAGGACACCGACGACACCGATCCGGATTACACGCTCGATCTGACGGCGTTCGCCGACTGGCGCTCCGATGGCTTCTCCGACTACCTGTGGAAGCACGACGGCGAGACGGTCGCGTTCCGGCTGTCGCATCACCCGGACATCCCGGCAGAGAACGTGACGTGGACCGGCACGCTCAAGATCAAGGCCCCGAGCGTGGGCGGTGCGGCCCGGGACAACGAGCAGACCACGGTCACGCTCGTGTGCATCGGCAAGCCGGTCTACGCCCGCGGTGACGAGTCGAGCTAGCTTCAAATTTGAAGCAAACCTCGAGTTTTTTTCAGAGATAGGGGAGAACGCAGATGGGCATGTTCAACTTCCGGCTCACGCCGGACGACGGCGAGACGATCGACGTCGTGGCCAGCATGCGCGACGTGCGCATGTGGGAAAAGACGCACAAGGGCCGCAGTCTCGGTCAGCTCAGCGACGGCGCTGGCATCTCGGCGACCATCCTGTACGAGCTCGGGTTCACGGCCGCTAAGCGCGGCCAGTCGATCCCGTCCGGGCTGACCGAGGATGACTTCGCGGACCGGTACGACCTCGAAGTGGAGACCGACGAGCAGACCGCGGCTCGGACCGCCGCGGTGGATCTCAAGGCTCGTATCGAGGCCGGCGCGGTGGAGAGCGGAGAGGACCCTACCCCCCCGGCTCTCTGAGCCGGTCCGTGGTTGCGTTGGCCATCGAGTCGGGCATCCCGGTTGAGACATGGTGGGCCGGGGACATGGCCGACCTGGCGACCGCGCTGGACTTGATGGCCCGGGCGCAGCAACCGAGCAGGCGAGACGAAAGGCAGATGAGTGGCTAAGAACACGTTGTCGTTCACGCTGCGACAAGAGGGCGTCCGCGAGACGCTCGCTGCCTTCCGAGGTCTGCCCAAAGAGGCGAGCGCGCAGATCCGCAAACAGGCGGGCGAGATCGCCGAAGATCTCGCCGTGCTCATCCGGGCGGCCGGCGTCAAAGAGGGCGCGCAGGCCGCGATCGTGGCGAAGACGGTCAAGCGCGGTTTCGACCGCGTGCCGGTCGTCTCGGCCGGCGGCACCAAGAAGATCGGTTCGCGCAAGGTGCCGGCGTGGAAGCTGCTGTTCGGGTCGGAGTTCGGCTCCAACCGATTCACGCAGTTCCCGCGGCTGCACACCGGGCACGACGGTATCTGGATCTTCCCGAGCATCGAAGAGAACCGTGCGATGATCGCGAGGCGCTGGCAGACCGCGGCGGACGACACGATCCGCGCGTTCACGAGCTCGGGAGGGGAGTGACCCATGGCGGGCGAACGCACAGTCAAGATCAAGTTCGATGGCGACACGACCGGGCTCAAGAAGTCAGCCGAGCAGGGCGAGAGGGCCGTCAGCGGTTGGTCCAAGGGTGTCGATAAGGCGGGGAAGGCGGTCGCCGCGTCGGCAGCGCTGGCCGGCGCTGCCATCGTGGCCGCGTTCGGCGCGGCCGTGGGCGCCGGCCTTGAACAGTCCCAGATCAAGGCGAAGCTCGCGGCGCAGCTCGGCGCGACCGGCGCGGACGCCAAACGCGCGGGCGACGCGGCCGGCGACCTCTACTCGCGCGGCGTGGTCGGCTCGTTCGAGGAAGCGGCCGACGCGGTCAAGACGATCTTCCAGAACGGGCTCGTGCCGAAGAACGCGGGCAAGGCTGAGATCGACGCGGTTGCCGCGCGCGTCAGCTCTCTGGCCACGTCGCTCGACGAAGACGCTAGCGCGGTCGGCCGCGCCGTCTCTCAGATGCTCCGGACCGGGATCGCCAAGAGCTCGACCGAAGCATTCGACATCCTCGCCAAGGGCACGCAGCTTGGCATCAATAAGAGCGAAGACCTGCTCGACACGTTCAACGAATACGGCACGCAATTCCGGAAGCTGGGTATCGAGGGACCGCAAGCGCTCGGGCTTCTGTCGCAGGGATTGAAGGCTGGCGCGCGGGATTCCGATCTCGTTGCCGACGCGCTTAAGGAATTCAGCATTCGGGCCGTTGCCGTGGGCGATCCGAATACCCAGGCCGGGTTTAAGGCGCTTGGGCTCAACGCTAAGACGATGGCTGCCGATATCGGCAAGGGCGGCGCGTCCGCCAACAAGGCGCTCGACGTGACCATTGACCGGTTGCGTAACATCAAGGATCCGGTCAAGCAGGCCGCGGTCGCAACGCAGCTGTTCGGCACGCAGTCCGAGGATCTCGGGAAAGCGCTGTTCGCGCTCGACCCGAGCAAGGCTGTTGCGTCGATCGGATCTGTGGGCGGCGCGGCCGACAAGATGGGCAAGACGCTCGAAGAGAGCGCCGGCGCCAAGGTGCAGGCGTTCCAGCGCGTCTTGCAAGAGAAGCTGATCACGGCGCTCGCGGCCACCGTGGATTGGCTGGACAAGAACCAGCAGCTCGTCAAGACGCTGGCGCTCGTGCTCGGCCCGATCGCCGCGATCATCACGACGATCGTGATCGCGGTCAAGATCTGGACGGCCGTTCAGCTGGCGCTCAACTTCGTCCTGACGGCGAACCCGATCGGGCTCGTGATCGCGGGCATCGCGCTGCTCGTCGCCGGTATCGTGATCATCGCGACCAAGACGAAGTTCTTCCAGAAGACATGGGAGGTCGTGTGGGGCGCGATCAAGAGCGCCACTAACGCAGTCGTGTCATTCTTCCGTGGCGTAGTATTCCCGTTCTACGCTGCGCAGTTCAACGCGCTGATGAATATCCTCCGCGCCGTCGGGTCGGTATTCAAAGCTATCTGGAACGCCATTGTCGCCGCGGTGCGCTTCGCTGTGAATGCGTACGCAACGTATATCAACACGCTCGTTGCCATTCTGCGCCGCATTATCACCACGGTTGGATCCGTAGTGAGCTACGTGCAGGGTCGATTCAACGCGCTGATTTCGTACATCGCTGGACTCGGGAAGCGTGTCGCTTCCGCCAGTCGTGGTCTGTTCGATGGAATCAAGAACGCGTTCCGCTCGGCGATCAACTTCGTTGTCGACCGATGGAACAACCTGTCATTCTCGCTGCCATCGATCAACACGCCGTTCGGTAAGATCGGTGGCACGACGCTCAACACGCCGAACATTCCCCGGCTCGCGTCCGGTGGCTGGGCGCAGGCAAACCGCACCTTCCTCGCGGGCGAGAACGGACCGGAGCTGATCTCGATCGGCCAGCGCGCCCACGTAGCCAGCGCCGGCCAGACCGCGGACATGCTCGGCGCGGCACCGGTCGTGCACGTTTACATCGGCGATCGCGAGCTGACCGATATCGTCGACGTCAGGATCGAGACGAACAACCGGCAGACGCGCCGGCGCGTCGGCGCTCTCGGAGGTGCGTTCGCGTGACCGTCACCCTGACGTATGACGCCACCCTCGCTCGCGTGCGCATCTCGGCGGCCGACACGTTCACCGCGGCGTACATCAAGATCGAGCGCTCGATCAACGGGATTCAATGGACCACGGTTCGCGGTGCCGCCGCGATCGTGCCGAGCGCCAGCGCGGCCAAGATCGACGATTACGAGTTCGTGCCGAGCGTGGCCAATCAGTACCGCTCCCGGGCGTACTCCGCGGTCGATGTGCTGCTCGGCACCGAGTCGGCCAGCATCACGCCGACTATCGACCGCGTGTGGCTCAAGAGCGTCACGCGGCCGTTCCTGAACATGCAGGTGACCGTGCAGGATTACACGGCGATCGGCCGCGCCAGCCGCGCCGGCCTGTTCTCGATCCCGGGCCGCTCGTTCCCCATCCGGGTGGGCGACTCCGCTTCGTCCCGGTCGTGGTCGACCACCGTGCTCACGTACACGGACAGCGAGGCGCGCTCGCTCGAATACCTCGTCGCCAGCGGCGACACCGTCTACGCACAGGTGCCGCCCGGCTACGACATCCCGGGCGGTTTCGTCGGGCTCGGCGACATGGAAATGTCTCGCGTGAGTCGGGCGCTGAGCGACGTGCGCCGGCTCTTCACGCTGCCGATGACGGAGGTCGCCGCGCCGGCGGCCACGGTGGTCGGATACACCGCGACGTGGGACGGTCTGATCGCAGACTTCGGCACGTGGGCCGACGTGCTCGCGGCCTTCCCGACGTGGGCCGACGTGCTCGAATACGTCTCCGACCCATCGGTGGTGATCGTCCCGTGAGGCCGGTCAGCGAGAACTTCTTGGCCGCGATCGCGGGCTCGCACAACATCGCCAGCCGGCTGCGCGCGGTCGCCCGCGGACAGATCGGCACGAGCCCGACCGGCGGCGTGCTGCTCGACATCATCAGCGGAGACGTCTCGCTTGATGGCGCTGCAGCGATCCGCTCGACCATCGAGGTCGAGATCTCCGCGGTCGACCAGGAAACCGGCGAGCCGCTCTGGCCGAACGGGTCGAGCGACACGCTTACGCCGTACGGCGGGATCGAGCTCTTCGCTGAACGGGGTGTCGCGTTCGGTGGGGGCAGCATCGAGTACGTCTCGCTCGGCTACTTCCGGATCGATGACGTCGAGCAGTCGGAGGCGCCGGCCGGCCCGATCCGCATCTCGGGCTCGGATCGCATGGCCAACGTGGTCGACTCCAAGCTGACCGAGCCGCGCCAGTACGCGGCCAGCGAGGCGTACAGCGACGTGCTCTACGATCTCGTGTCCGAAGCGATTCCCGGCGTGATCATCGAGTGGGATGACATCCCCTTGGCGCTCGGGCCGATCGGCCGCAGCGTGCCCGTGGAGAGCGACCGGTACGCGTTCGTCAACGAGCTCGTGACCGGGCTCGGCAAGATCGCCTACTTCGACCACCGCGGCGTGCTGATCGTCCGGACACCCCCGAACCCTAATCTGCCGGTCTGGGCGGTCGCTCGCGGCCGTGAAGGCGTGCTCGTGTCCGCGGGGCGCTCCCTGAGCCGTTCGGGCGTCTACAACGGCGTGGTGGCCACGGGCGAGGCGCTGGACACCGGGACACCGGCTCGGGCGCTGGCTGTCGACAACAATCCCAACTCGCCCACGCGGTGGGGCGGGCCGTTCGGTCGCGTGCCGCGCGAGTTCTCGTCGCCGCTGCTGACCACGACCGCCCAAGCGCAACTGGCCGCGGGCACCGTGCTGCGGCGGTCGCTCGGGCTGCCGTACAACGTGAACTTCACCGCGGTGCCGAATCCCGCGCTGGAGCCGCTCGACCCGATCGCGGTGGGGATTGAAGGCGCCCCCGTTCCGATCGTGCCGACCATCCTCGCGGGCGACTCGTTCTCGCGCACGGTCGTCAACGGGGTTGGCCCGGGCGAAGACGGGATCGCATGGTCGATCGGCGGTGCCGGATCGAGCACGGCGTTCTCGGTGACCACGGGAACGTTGCGCAAGACGAACGGTTCGAACATCGCCGAGTTCCTGCTCAAGCCGGCGTCGATCGGCCGACCCGATGTCGAGCTGCGCAGTCAGGTGCAGGTGCCCAGCGTGGCCGTCGCGGGGTCACTCATTCACGCGCTCGTTGTCCGGTACACGAGCGGCACCGATCACTACGCGGCTCGGCTCGAATTCAACGCCGGCGGTACGGTCACGCTCAAGCTGGGAGACAGCTCGGCCGTAGTCACACCGGTTGTGATCAACGACTTCGATACCTACTCGGCCGGTCAGTGGTGGGACACCCTGTGCGTCTCCCGGGGCAGCTCGATCTACTTTAAGGCGTGGCCGTCCACGGACCCCGAGCCGAACGCGTGGTCGTTCGTTTACGACGACGCTCGCCTGTCCGGCTCGACCGAGAACCGCTTCGGTCTGTGGTGGTGGCGAGTCGGCGCCAACTCAAACGCCGGGCCGCAATGGTGGGTGGACAACTTCCGGGCGCGCACCGTGCCACGGTCGCTGATTCGCGGGGGCGAGCTGCACGTGCTTGACTCGTTGTCGGTGCCCCTGACCGCAGACGAGGCGATGCGCGGTACGACCCGCGAGCAGACCCTTGTCGTGATCGAAACGAGCTGATCACATGCCCGGTACGTCTGATCTTGTCCCGCTGTTTACCGCTCCGGAGGGTAACGGGAAGGGCGTCACATTCCGTCAGGGAGTGATTGTCTCGTGGGATTCGCAGACCGCGGAGAACATCGTCAACGTGGGCGGATCGCTGCTCGTCAATCTCCCTGTGCTGAACACGAGCGAGGCGGCCATTCTGACCGAAGGTGACGTGGTCGGCATCCTTGTGTCGGGCTCGACGTGGGGAATCCTCGGACGCTTCACCATCCCGGGATCCGACCAGGCAGTCACCTCGATCAGGGCGATCACGGATCGCATTCAGGCAGCGTCCGACATCTCCGGCGGCTCGACCACCTCCACAGCGTTCACGGACCTGACCGGCTCCGGCGTCGGCCCGTCCGTAACGATGAAGATCGGGGCGAGCGGACGCGCGCTTGCGTTCTGGTCAGCCGAGATCGGTCAGACCGTGGATTACATGGAGCTGAACACGCCGCACGTGAGCGTTGCGGTATCCGGCGCCACCACGGTCGCGGCGACCGCGGACAACGCGCTGAACTTCAATCTCCGACACCCTGCTACCGGATTCCTCGGTGAGGCGCTCAGCTCGTTTTGGATTCAGTCCGCGGTGTTCCATTTGTTCACGGGCCTGAACCCCGGAGACAATACGTTCACGATGAAGTACAAGAACGACACCGAGATCCCGAGCGAGGCGGTCAATTTCCAGGCGCGCGAGATCGCCGTTTTTGCTCTGTAGGGGAAAGGGGACATCATGGCTGACGCAACTACCCGATACGGGCTGCCGTACCAGGAAGGCACCGACGCGCCCGACGGCCCGTCGCTCGGCGAAGATCTCGCGCAGGCGGTCGATACCGCGCTCGGTGACGTTGAGGATGATCTTCGCCTGCTCGCCCGAGCGCCCGACGAGGCCGTGTTCACATCGTCGGGCACGTGGACCAAGCCGTCTGGCGCAAAGCGCGTGTGGGTGCGCGTGGCTGGCGGGGGCGGCGCCGGCGGCGGAGCCAGCACGACGAGCGCCGGGCAATGGGCGTTCGGTGATGGCGGGGGAGGTGGGGAGTACGCCGAGGGATGGTTCGATGCATCCGACTTCGGCAGCACGGTGGCCGTCACCATCGGCGCCGGCGGCACGGGCGGTACGGGTGCGGGCAATGCCGGATCGACCTCGTCATTCGGCAGCAGCCTGACCGCCAACGGTGGCGGAGGAGGCGGCACGCGCGCCGCTGGCACCTCGCAGTTCACCTCCAACACCACGCTACGCGCCGGCGGATCCGGTGGCACGGGTGGGCACATCCGGGTGCGTGGCGGCTGCGGCGGGACCGGGCTTGGCTTCGCCAGCACGGTCGGCGCGCAGCGCGGTGGCGACGGCGGACTGAGCATGATGTCCGGCAGCCCGTACGGCGCGGTCGGCGCGGCTGGCCAGAACGGCTCGACGTACGGCAGCGGCGGCTCGGGCGCGGCGATCTCGGCCAGCCTGACCGGCGTCAATGGTGGCAATGGCGCGTCTGGCGTCTGCATCGTGGTCACGTACTACGAGGATGTCTGATGACCGCGCCGAAGCTCACGCCAGGGCTGGCCAACCTTCGCGGACAGTTCGACGAAGCGTTTCCGAACCGCGATCGGGCCAGTGACGGCACGATCGGCGATGCCGCCCACCAGGCCGGCACGTCCGGCCACAACCCCGACGACTCGCCCGGTAACGCTGGTAAGCCGTCGTGGTCGGGCGACGCGGACAGCACGCCGGACATACGCGCGTGGGACGCTGACGACGACCTCAGGTCGCCCGACGGTGTGACTATGCAGCACGCTGTCGATCACATCCGGAAACTGCCCGGTGTGGCCGGCGTGCTCCGGTTCATCATCTACAACCGGACGATGTACCACGAGCGCGAGGGGTTCGAGGGCATCCCGTACGACGGCCCGTCACCGCACACTGAGCACGCTCACTTCGAGGGCGCGTACACCGAAGTGGCCGACCGCAACATCACGTTCGATTTCAAGCTGGGAGAGCTGACTATGAACGAAGCGAGCATCGCGGACGCGGTCCGGGTGGAATTCCGCAACTCTCTGGATAACCTGTCCGACTCCGAGCGCAACCGCCTGTCCACCGTGATCGATGCCAAGATCGCCGCGCGCTTCTCGGCGTTGACTGCCGTGCTGGCCGCACAGGGCAGGGCAATCGAGGCGCTGAGCGCCAAGGTAGACAAGATCTCCGTTGGTGGCGTGGACGTGCCGGCGCTGGTCAAGGCGGTCAACGACGACGCGGCGCGCCGGGCGCAGGACTGACCGGCTGATGCTCTCCCGGGCGCTGTGGAACGCGATTGCGCACGCCCGTGACCTCTCCGACGAACGGGATCTGCGCTATCAGCAGCGTTTCGACGCGCAGAATCAGGCACTCGAAGCGGCCCGCATGTCGATCAAAGAGGGCGTCGAGAAGGCGGAACTCAGCGTCAACGATCGGCTTACCCTGCTCAACGAGCTGCGGACCGGCGTCGCCACGACGGAGCAACTCGAGGCACAAGAGAAGCTGATCAATGCCGTCGTCATCAGGGTGCAATCGCTGGAGAGTGAGCGCGCCGGAGCACGACAACTCGTCACCCGCGTGTATGCCGGAATTGCTGCGGCCGTTGCGCTGATTGGCGTAATTGTCCTATTAGCAAATGGTGTGCTTTAGGCATAGCCTCACCCAAATAAACGCGACCGGCCTAGCCCCCGCCGGACGTCATAGACCGGGCTCGTCCGTGCCGGGGATTGGAAAGGCGGAGCATGAGTGACCAGAGGCGAGCGGCGCGGCCCTTCACGGAAGGTACTTTCCCGGGATACGTTTTCGTTCCTGGCGGGGTGGTTTCTGATTCTCTGGCAGGGGACGGTCGCGGATCCCTTCATCCCGATGGTGTTCTCCGGCGGGATCGTGATCGCGCTGGTGCCGGGAGCGCTGGCAGCGTGGGCCATGCGGGCGACCGGGCAGGATTCGCCTACCGAGTCACCGTCATCGCTCTCAGCGCCGGGAGTCTCGTCGGCGCCGCCGCAATCGTGATCACCTCCCGGGGTGGCCTGTGACCGGAGAGGAAGTGCAGCGTCAGCGGGCGGAGGTCGCAGAGGCTCGGCCCGGCTGGTACTGGTGGGCGATCATGATCCTCACCGTAGCCACGTTCTCGGGCGGCTCGATCTACGCGTCAGCTCGAAATCAACACCGATCCGAGATCACGCTGCGCGAGAATCAGCGCCAATCCGAGCAGGCGTTGCGCGAAAATCAGAGGCAGTCCGAGCAGGCGTTGTGTGAGGTGATCATTCTGTCGCAGAACGCTTACCGGAAGAACCCCGCGCCGAGCGTCACGGTTCGCGAGCTCTCGGCCGCCATGGATCGACTGAGCAGCAAGTATCATTGCGCGACCCGTTAGGGAAAGGGAGAGGCCATGGAAGAGCAGTTCACCGCGGCGAAAGCCGTGGCCGCCGCGATCGGCGCCACGCTGACCGCGGTCACGACCGCGCTCGCCGCGGTCACACTGGCGCTCAGCGACGACAAGATCGACTTCGCCGAGTACGGCTCGCTGACGACCGCCGCGGTCACGCTGGCCGCGACCATCTATGCCGTGTGGCGCACGCCGAACCGGCTCAAGTGATGACCGGCCCGAGCGAGGCGCGACTCGGTCCGGCCGGCGTCGCGGTGCCGTCGCTGTGTCGCATGGTCATCTACCGCGGCCGGTCCGGGCACAACGCGAAGCGGGCCGCGGTCGTGATCGCCACGCAGGATTCACTCGACCCGCGCGGTATCGAGTCCGGCGCGGTGCCGGCGCTCGACTCGCCGATGCATGTGCACCTGCACGTGTTCACGCCCAGCGAGCAGCAGGGCTGGACGGAGTACAACGTCGTGTACGGGGAAGGCCCGGGCGAGTGGTCGTGGCCACCGCGTATCTGATCAAGATCAACTAGGGGAGACAATGCGTCCGAAGATCATCGCGTTCCTGCTCGCGCTCGTCGCGGCCATCACGATCGGTGCCGCCGCGCCCGCGCAGGCGGCACCGATGCAGTACCGGCAGATGTCCACCATTCAGGGCTGCCAGGACGGTTGGGTTTGCTTCTACGGCGACGACCAGTTCGGCGGCGGCCGGTACGGGTTTCACGTCCAGAACCTCTACGGCAACACCTGTTGGTCGTTCCCGTGGAGCGGTCAAACTGGATGGCCCGGCGGCGCGGTGGCGAATGAGATCAGTTCGTCGATGATCAACCGCGCGGCCGTGACTGGTGCTCCGGCTCACTATCTGCACTACTCGGACGACAACTACTGTTCGACCACGGCCGGCTACGGCTCGGTGTCGGTGCAGATCGCGCAGAACAGCGTCAACTACATCACGTCGATGTCGCAGTTCTTCGGCTCGGCATGGAACGATCGCGTCGGGTCGGTCTGGTACACCTGACCAGGTCGGTTATGGTTTCTCAGACGCGCGTCACATAGGAGAGGTCCACCCATGACACAGCTCAGCTTGCAGGGCATCAACGAGGACGTCGACGCCGGCACCGAGGACGTGACCGAGCTCGGCGCCACGTACACCGGTTTCCCGGTCATCCCCACTCAGGTGGGCGAGGCGTTGAACGTCGTCTCGGCCTCCGCGGCCGACGCGGCGGCCGGCACGGGCACGCGCACCATCAAGGTCATCGGACTGAACGCGGCCGGCGCGTACCAGGAAGAGACCATCACCATGAACGGCACGACCCCGGTCGTGACCACCACGACGTGGCTGCGCGTGTGGCGCGCGTTCGGTCTGACCGCGGGCTCGGGCGGCACGAACGCCGGCGCGATCACGATCAAGCACAACGTCACGACCGCCAACGTCTTCGCCGTCATGAAGGCCGGCCGGGCGCAGTCGATGCTCGGCGTCTTCACCGTGCCGGCCGGCTCGGAAGGCAAGGTCATCAGCTGGGGCGGTCAGGTCTACGGCCTGAGCGCGACCGCCGCAGGCGAGGCGCCGTTGCTGTTGCAGGCGCGGCCGACCGGAACCAACCAGGGCTGGCGCACGCTGCGTCAGCTCGTCGTGCCGGCGGTCCCCACGACCCCCGTGCTCGAAACCATCCCGGGCGGTCTGCGGCTGTCGGCGCTGACCGACGTCAAGGTGTCCTGCGTCAGCGCAACCGCGAACTCGTTCGTCGTCGCCAACCTGAACGTCGAGTACGGCGTGTAGCTCGGTCGGGTTGGGTAGTCTGCCGGGATGATGAGCATGGAAGAGCCCGAGCGTTCGTTCGCTCAGCAGACCGCCCCCAACCCGACCACCGAGCCGGCCGAGCCCGCCCGGCGGCCGGTCGACGAACCCGACGAGCAGGACGACCGCGAAGAGTCGCTCTGACCGCACACGAAAGCGCCCCCGAGCCATGACGGCCGGGGGCGCTTCGCGTTGCTGCGTCAGGCCGGTCGCGCGAACGGGTTGACGCGCTGCGCCACCTCGATCGGCGCGGGCGCCGTCGCCACCGTGGCGGGCGCGGGGGGCGCCGCGGGCACCTCGGGCGCCGCGGGCGCTTCCGGCGCCGGAGCGGCCGGCTCAGCGGGCGCAGCAGTGGCCTTACGCGGTCGGCCGCGCTGCGGTTTGGTCTCGGTGCTCGGCGAGAGCGCCGGCGCCAGCGACGCGGGGGCGTTCCACAGCCGTTCCGCGATGCCCGGCATCCACGTCTGCACGATCGATTCCGGCGTGTCGGTCACGTCGATCACGGTCTCCCACGTGCGGTCGCCGTCGCCGTTGGTGCCAACCGCGGAGAGAACGAGCTGAAACTGCCCGTTCGGGATGAACTGCTCAGCCACTTGGATCTCCCTGTTTTCGTCGCCCGCCCACCATGGGCGAACTGCTGTTACTTGGATCAGCGCACCGGCCGCCTCGCCGCGCGCCTTGAACGTTCGGTGCCCGAGGATCTGCGAGTCGTCGCCGAACACGCGCCCCTCGCCGAGTCCATCGATCGTGCCCCGCAGCAGCTTGTCACCGTCCGGCTTTCCGGTCGGCTCGTCCGTGCCGGCGGCGCGACACTGATCGTCGAGCAGGTAGTGCGTGATCGTCACCCAACACGGGAACGGGTACGGGATGAGCGGCAACGCGGCCGGCGCGATCCCCAGGTCGCGGTACAGCCGGAAGGCGGCCCCCTTCACAGCTGAGCGCCACGGTTGCAGGTACGCGCTGCTGTGCATCACGTAACCGTTCTGGCCGGTTTCGTGCGACCCCTCGGGCGCCGGCCGCCCGTAGACGCGCAGGATTAGATCCATACCGGCGCCAGCACGAACGCGACCGCCGCGACCACGATCGTCACGAGCCCGATCATCAGCTGAGCGTCAGCCAGTCTTTCGCGCACGACTCCCCCTTCCCGCTCGCGTTGCGTTCCATCCCCCGAGGGAATCGCGCCAGACCCGATACCGGAAACCGGTCTCGTCAACGTGGCGCCAAGCCGCGTCCATTGCTTGGCGCCACGTCAGCTTTTCGCGCATCGATCAGAGCGCGAACGGGTTGACCTGCGAGACGTACTGGTCGTAGAGCTGCGCGTCCTGCGGGCTCGGGTCGGCCAGGACGTACGGGTCGTTGCCGGCCGGCCCGGCTTGCCAGAGGCGGCCGAGCGCGATCCCGGGACCGCCCGAGAGCCGCAGCGCGAGCGCGTCTTCGAGCTGCGCGATCAGCCCGGACGAAAGGATCCAGAGACCCTTGATCACGTACGGCACGTTGCCGGTCGAGCCCTGCGGGTTCTGCTGCGTGGCGCCCCACCGAAGCGGTCCACCATCGAGCACGACACACGTTGCGATCATCTTGTCCTGCACCCTGACCGAGCCGTCGTCGTTCTTGTACTTCGACGCGACTCCGCGGTCGCAGCGCTCGGGCAGGATCAACAGGAGCCGGGACTTGAGGTCACCGACCCGCGGGCCACTACCCTGCCCGGGCGGCGGCGGCGGCCCGGGCCGCATGAACTGCCCCGGCGTGGCCGTCAGGCCGGGGGCGCCGCCGGTCGCGCCGGGAGGCCACGGCGATCCGCCATTCTGCGCCGGCGTGGCGTACTGCTGCGGCGCGGCCTGCGGCTGCGCGTACGGGTTCGGCTGCTGCTGCGCCGGCGCGGGCTGCGCGTACGGGTTGACCGGCGCCGCGGGCGCCTGCTGGCCCTGCTGCGGCGGGAGGAACGGGTTCGTCATTCGGTGTCCTTAGTTCGGGACCGTGAGTCACGATCGGGTGATCGCTCTCGTGGGGCGCTAGGGAATCGAACCCCAACCTCGCGCGGCCGTCGCGTGTGCCTACCAATCGACACCATCGCCCCTTGTCCCGCAGAGCCATCCAAACTTGGTCCGGCCAGCCCTGCGGGGGTAAAGCAAACCTATCACGTCGCCTATTAGGGCGCCAGCCCTTCGCGCCATCCGCATGCGCACGCGCCCACGTTGTGGAGCTCGCGCTGCGGGCACTGCACGATCCGGGACCGCTCAATGCCCGCGTTCGCGATCGGCCCGGCCCACTCGATCCCCTGAGCGCTCGCGCGCTCGAACAGCGTGGCCAGCGTGGGCAGATCGGGCGCGGCCATGATGTCGGCCCAGAGCATCGCTTCGAGCGGCTGCGGGCCGTCCGGGATGACGTGCCACGTCACGTTGCCGTCCGCCCCCGTGACCGCCTGCTGTACGACCGCGGTCTCAGCCGGCCGCGCCGCGGGCGCCGGGCACGCGTGCGGACGCCCGGGCGTGATCGGCTTCTGACACGTCAGGCACCGCTGGCCACCACGCTCGATGGCGTGCTGCGCTGCGCTCGCGGCGACCGCGGCCGAGTCGACCACGCGCGCCGGCGCCGGCAGATCGATCGGCACGGCGACCGCCCAGCATCCGGGCTCGCCGAGCTTGATCTTGCTTGCCTTCATCGCGTCCCGCTGCTCGGCCGCGCGCAGGGCGCTCGACCATCCGGAGGTCAGGTCGATCAGGTACGGCACAGCCCGCCCGTTGCGGACGTGTATCACCAGCCCGGCCACCCGGCTCACGTTCGGCATAGGCTCGTACCGGCCGGCGCTCGGCGCGTCCGCGGTCGGCTCGGGCACGAACATGTCGGCCGCGTTCGCGTACTCGGCCAGCTGCGGCGCGATGTGCATCAAGTTGTACAGCGGCGCGTCCTCGGTCTTGACATCCACCACGATCAGCTCACCCGGCGCCAGCACGCCCATCTGCACGAGCATCTCGCTCTCGCCGAGCCGATCGAACGTGCCCACGTTGTCGGTCACCACGTTGCGCACGGAGCGCTCGATGTGCTCGGGCCGGTACCGGATTCCCATCGCCGCGACGAGATCGCGGTAGGCGATCAGGTCGAGATCGAACGGGTACGGGAGCGCCACTTGCTCGACGGTCTCGCCGAGATCGATTCGCTCGGTCGCCGTGTGTACCGCGGTTCCCTGATTGGCGCCGGCTTTGCTCTTGGCTGCCGCGACCGCCTGCGACCGCAGACCGCGCAGGGTGCTCTTCGCCTCTGCGGTCAGCTTTCCGTGCTCGTCGTACTGCGCAGCAGCAGCTACGCCGAGCACGAGATCGGGGCGCATTGCCAACCCGATCACGTGCATATTGCGGTCCCACTCGTCGAGATTCCACGTGTCGGTTTCGATCTCTTTGAGCAGGTTGGTCACGCGCTGGTACGAGCGCACGCCGTCGTGATATCGGCCGTTGCTGACCTGCATCTTGCCGATGCGGCCCACGATCCGGGGCGGGGTCGGATTGGTCATGGTTGGTACGTCTCCCTCATCAGCTGCGGATCGAGGCCGGCCGCGTGCAGCACGGTGAACGCCTCGCTCTCGATCGTCATGTCTGCGCTGCGCAGCACGGTAATGGGCGTGCCCGGCGGCGGCTGAAACGGCCCGGTCGCCACGTTCGTCAGGTTGTCGACGATCGTCACGACCGGGCCGCGCGCTTCGGCTGGCCACACGTCGGAGACCCAATACTCGCGGTTGTCATACCCGAGCACGAGGTCTCCGACGTGAGTGTCTTCCCAGGTGGGCACCTAGTGTTTTTCAACCGTGAGACCGCGGGCGCGGGCGTAGTCCGCGACCAGCTCGACCGCCATGATGTGCTTGCCGATCGCGGTCTCGATGTCGTCGTTGGCGGTCGATAGGTTGGCCAGCGCGTTGCTGAGCAGCTCGTTGCTGCTGCCGTCGCTGACCATGCCGAGCAGGCGGATGGCTTCGCCCCCGCGATCGATGGTCGTGTTGGCCGAGCTCTGCGCCTTCGCGATCTCGCGGATCACGGCCATGAGCGACGCGCCGAGCGCTTCGAGGTTGGCGGTCACATCGACCTCCGGTACTCGTTGTTCATTTCGATGGCCTGCGCGCAGTACGCGACGAGGTTCGGAATCTCCTCGCGCACGGCCGACACCATCCCGCTCCCGAGCGGGTCGACCACGTTGGACCGGATCCACGCCATCTGTCGGGCCGCGTCGTCCGCGTCCGCGAGAGCCTGGCTGAGCGCCTGCGACGTCTTTTCGATCGCCTCGTTGGCGATGTTGATGGCTGCCTGCACTTCTGCAACGGATGCCACTCCGTCTCCCTTCGGTTGTGCCGGCGTGGCCGGCTTGATCTGTTCGTACCCGAGCGGACCGATCTGTTTCGGATCGCCGGGCTGGCTGTTGGCGAAGTACTTCGGACGGTCGCTGCTCGGCATCGGCGTCAGGGGGTGACGTCCGGCCGGCCGCGGGTTCTCCTGCAACGTCTGCGTCTTCTGGCGCTCGTTGCGGGAACGCTTCACCACGTCGAAGACCCGAGCCTGTTCGATCAGGGTCGAGTCTTCGACCTCGTTGGTCGGCCACCCCATCCCGCTCGCCGGGCATTCGCCAAACCATTCGTCGGGACTCACGTCGTGCGTCACGATCACGATCATCGCGGGCGTACCGAGATCGACCGCGCGCTCTCGTTTCAGGCTGACGCGGGCCGTGCACGGGTAGAACGGGCACCGGACGCTCTCAGGGAAGTCGCGCGCCGGCGGCACGAGTCGGAGTTTCCGGTGCTCGCTCACTTCTTGCGCCAGTCCGGGCACCCGTTCGAGGTGAACCATTGCCCGGTCTTGAGCGTCACCTGAGGCCGACCACCCGACGGGATGCCGTTGTCGATGATCTTGGATCCCTCCGCGTCGGAGGTCTTTGCCCAGTAGCAACCGTTATCGTCGATTGCGGTCACCACGCGGTACGTTCCGGCCGGCACGTCTTCGCCAACGTGCACGACGTCATCGCCGCGGATCGTCGTCGCGGCGGCGGCCGGCTTCGTCTTCGGCGATCCCGTCGGGCCGGGGGCAAACGTCTGCTCGATCACGGGCTCGTCGTTGATCGGTGTGATGTCGCTGCTGCCGAACGTGGCGATCATGCTCAGGCAGCAGGCCGCGATCAGCGCGAGCACGATGAACAGGGCGACGCCGTGCATCTTGGTGAAGCCGCGGGGGCGGTTCTCGGGGCCGTACGGCCCGCTCAGGTTCTCCGTCATGCCGATGAACCTAACATACGACCTAATAGCGCGCAAGCGAGGTGACCTGTTAGGTTGTGACCATGACCAACGAGACCACGGCGCGCGTCGCGCCGGCCGCCGAGCCCGCCCTGTTCACCGAGCACGTCAACGTGCTGATGACCGAGGAAACCCGAGCGTTCCTGCTCGGATCGAAGATCCGCGATGCGGCCCGCAGCGAAGCAGCCGTGGCGCGCAACCTGCTCGAGGACGCCATCGGAACGTACGCCGATCGATACCCGAACGAGTACGAGCTACGCCTCGAAATCGGCCGCGCCGAGCTCGTTCGCCGGACGTCCGCGGGCGCGTAGTGTCGAGCGCCCAACAACTGAAAATGACGCAGGGCGCCACCGGTCACCCGGGACACCCTGCGCGCAGCGAGATAGGGGAGATCCACCGTGCTGCTTGACGGCGATACTACCGTGACCGGCCCTTACGCACGAGCTGCGCGTTTGTACCGGGCCGCGGGCTGGGCCGGCGTGCTGCCGCTCGGCGACAAGCCGGGCCGCAAGTCGCCACCACCAAACGGGTTCACGGGCCACGGCAAACCGGATCCGTCCGGGGCCGATATCGAGGCGTGGATCGAGACGCACGGCGGCCGCAATATCGGTCTCCGGGCGCCGGCCGGCGTGCTCGGGCTCGACGTCGACGCGTACGAAAAGGACGGCAAGCGCAAGACGGGCGACGTTGAGCTGCAGCGTCTGATCGAGCTCTACGGCCCGCTCCCGGCCACATGGGTAAGCGGCGCCCGCCCGGCGCCGTCGGGCATCTACTGGTTTCGCGTGCCGACCGAGCTCGACGGCCGGCCGGTCAACTGGCCGGGCGAGGCAGGCAAGGGCATCGAACTCGTGCAGCACGGTCACCGGTACGCGGTCGTCTGGCCGAGCACCAACCCGGACGCGGACGGTGCGATGTACGGCTGGCGACTGAGCGGCACGGATGACGAGCCCGGACCGCACGAGTGGCCCGACATGATCCCCAACGTCCTGCACTTGCCCGATCTGCCGATGTCGTGGGTGCGCGGTCTCGCGCTCTCGTACGACCGGACCGAGAAGGTCGACGCCAGCTCGGCCGCGCTCGCGGCGTGGTGGGAACTGCTGCGCCCGGCGCCGGGCTGCCCGCGGGTCGCGACCGCGCTCGACGCCGCGCGGCGCCAGCTGCAGGCGGGCGAGCAGGGCCGGCACGAGGTCGCCCGGGACGTCGCGCGCGTGCTGGCCGCGTACGGGGGCGAGGGGCACGCCGGCGCGGGCGAGGCGCTGCTGGCGCTCGGGGTCGCGTTCGAGCAGGCGGTTGGCCCGGGCCGCGAGGCGGAGTGGGAGCGGTTGCTGACCGGGGCGGTGGGGCTGGCCATGGCCGACAACCCGGCGCCGCGTCAGCTGTGCGCGTGCGCGCCCAAGAGCATGCTCGTGGCGCTGCCGGCCGGCACGCCCCCGGTGGTGATTCCGGCCCCAAAACCCGATGAGCCGTTGCAGGCTGACACCCTGACCGATTCCAAGATCGCTCAGGTGCTCTGTGACGAACTGCTGCACGGCTCGCACTGCTGGGCGGAGGGGCTCGGGTGGTTTCGCTGGGACGGGCAGCGCTGGCGCCGGACGAGCGAAGAGCTCGTCGTCGAGACGGTCCGGCAATGGGTGACGCAGTACGTCAACGTGCAGGTCGCGAACGTGTTCGTGCGCGCCGACAAAGAAGCTTTTCGGCTACTCCTAGGCCTAGAAAGCGCCTACCGGCTCAAGGCGATCGCGCAGCTGTGCCGCGGAGCGCTGGCGGTGGAGGCGTCCGCGTTCGACTCGCACCCGGATCTACTGAACGTCCCGAACGGGATCGTTGATCTGCGCACGGGCGAGCTGGCGCCACACGACCCCGCGATGCGCTTGACCAAGATCACGGGGACTGCGTACCTCCCCGGCGCCACGCACCCGGATTGGGATGCTGCGCTCGGCGCGGTTCGTGACGACGTCGCGAGCTGGCTGCGGTTCCGGTTCGGGCAGTCGATCACGGGTCGGATGACGCCTGATGATCTGCTGCTGATCTTGCAGGGTGGGGGAGAGAACGGGAAGTCGACGATCTTGAATGCGATCAAGCAGGCGGTCGGGACGTACGGCACGTACATCTCTGACCGCGTGCTGCTCGCGGAAGCCGGCGCGCACCCTACCGAAATGATGGACTTCCGGGGCGCGCGGTTCGCGCTGACCGAGGAGCTGCCGGACGAGGCGCGGGTCAACGTCAAGAGGTTGAAGGACATCATCGGCACGCCCACGATCAAGGCGCGGTACATGCGTCAGGACTCGGTCGAGTTCGACGCGACGCACTCGTTCTTCCTGAGCACGAACCCCATCCCGCTGGTCACCGACACCGACCACGGGACGTGGCGACGGTTGGCGCTCGTGCGCTTCCCCTACCGCTTCCGGAAGCCTCACGAGCCGCTGGACGGCCCGGACGACCGCCGGGGCGACGCCAGCCTGCGCGACCGCCTGCGAGACGGTCAGCGACAGCGTGAGGCCGTGCTCGCGTGGCTCGTGGCGGGGGCGGTGGAGCTGAACGCGTCCGGGATGCCGGCGCTGCCCGAGAGCGTGCAGGTGGACACCGCGGCGTGGCGGGCCGCGAGCGACCCGATCGAGGGGTTCTGGACGGAGCGACTGCGCCCGGCGGAGGGGTCGTTCATCCTCGCGACCGACATGCTGACGGACTTCAACGCTTACCTACAGGCACAGAATCAACACGAATGGTCAGCGCGGCGGTTCGCCCCGATCTTCGCCGAGCACACGACAACGAAGACAAATCGGGTAAGTCACCGCCGCGCCCGGATCACGGCCGATTGGACGCGATCCTACCGTCCGTCACACGGCACTCACGTGCAGTCGCCATACGTCCCGCCGGTCGAAAATACCGCGGGTGCCGTGTGGGCATGGTGGGGTGTCCGATTTATTACCGGCACCGAGTCTGACCAGGGATAACAAAACCGTGTACCGCGTGTACCAAGAAGATCTGTTCCACAGCTATACACACACGTGAGGAGGAGGAACAAAGTAACTTGGTACACACGGTACAGGTTAGAGATTGATTACTAACAGTAACAATGGAAACGATTTCCAACTTGACACCTAACACCCGACCTAATAGGCTCATGGCATCACTGATCGAGAGTCGAGGGAGACGACCATGATCAACCGAATCTTCGATAGCGCGCTGGGACGCCTGCTCGTGTTCCTGGCGCTGGCGCTGCCGCTGGACGCGTACCTCAACCACCGCGGCGAGAGCACACTGACCCGCGCCCTGTACGCGATCAGCATCGGGCTGGCCGTCGTCGCGGAGGGCGTCCGTACGAAGCGCCGCATCGCCCAGAAGTCGAAGCACACCCGGCGGGTCAGCCTGCGCGAACTCGACACGATGACGTGGGCGTTCCAGCACGCGATGCCCGGTCCGACCAGGGAGGCCATCGAGATCGCGCTGGCTGCTATCGGGATCGAGGTCGACACCGATGCGTGAACGGATGACGTTGTGGCTGGCGTCGCTGCTCGGGATGATCGCGATGGGGGTCGGGCTCGTGGCCGGCTGGCAGATCCACGGCGAGCCGGCCACGAAGGCGGCCACGCCGGCACCTGCGGTCACCGTGACGGTCCCGGTGGAGCTGCCGGGGATGACGATGATGCGTCAGGGCGCCGGGACGTACCGCGTGCCGCAGCAGGTGCCGCCGGGCGTGTACGCGGTCGGGGCGCGCAGCAGGGTGACCGACTGCTGGTGGTCGCGACGGCTCGATCTCGGGACGTCCGGGAAATCGATCATCGCGAGCGGGCAGATCAAGCGGGACGATCGTGATCTGCTGCTCGTCGTACAGCGCGGCGACCGATATCTGCGCCTGCTCGGGGACTGCCAGATCGTCAGGCAACCGAGCGGTGTGTGAGGTCTGCCGGAAGCACCCGGCGATGATGACCATCTTCGGCACCCGTGGGTGGTGGTGGCGCAAGCCGATCGGCTTGCCACGTAAGCGAATCCGCACCTGCACGTGGTGTTTCGAGCCCGCACGGGAAAGGGTGATGTGACGTGGATCCGAAACAGGTCTGGCGCGAGGCAGAGGGGCAGAGCAAGCAGCGGACCGTGCGCGCCATCTGGCCGGCGCTGGCTGACGCGCTCGACGGCAAGGCTGCCGACGAGCCGGAGGAGGTCAAGCAGCCGTTGTGCGAGGGGTGCGGGTCGTCGACCGGCAAGTACGCGATCGGCCGCGCTGGCGAGCACCCGGTGTGCGGCGCGTGCTGCGCCCGGCGGCCGTACGCCGGCCTGCGGCTCACTCGGGTGACCGATTGGCTGCCCGGGCGGGCCGGTTACCCGCGGCACAAGCCGGGCCAGGATCGGAAGTACTGATGAGGTCGGTCCGGATTCTGGTCACAGGGTCGCGTGATATCGATGGCGTTGCCGAATCGATCGTGGTGGCCGCGCTTGAGCAGGCGCAGGACGACGCATTTCGTGCGCATCGGTGCTCGACGATCGTTCATGGTGGCGCCCGTGGCGTGGACACGATTGCGTCGTTTTGGGCGCTGGCCGGCGGACTCGATGCCGAGTCGTACCCGGCAGATTGGGAGCGCTACGGGAAGCGTGCCGGCGTGATGCGCAACGTTCAGATGGTTGATCGCGGTGCCGATGTTTGCCTCGCGTTCCCACGGCGCGGGTCGGTCGGCACGTGGCACTGCGTGCGCTACGCCGCGGACGCCGGCATACCGGTCCGGATCTACCCGCTCCCGGATCTCTCGTGATGGCGGAGACGCTGCCGCTCCGGCCGTATCAGCAACGTGTGATCGACAAGACGTATGCCGCGTTTGGCGAGGGGCGCCGGCGCGTGCCGATCGTGATCCCGACCGGCGGCGGGAAGACGTTCGTGTTCTCGAAGGTCTCGATCGACTGCGTGGCCGCGGGGGCGCCGGCCGTCGTGTTGGCGCACCGTACCGAGCTCGTCGAGCAAGCCGAGCAGGAGTTGCTCGGCGCATCGTCCGGGTTGAGCGTGGGAGTGCTGCAGGGCGGTCGCCGCGAGGTGGACCGGGCGGTCATCGTGGCGAGCGTCGCTACCGCGGTGAAGCCGGGGGCGCTCGGGCTGTTGAACGGGCGCCGGCCCGGGCTCGTGATCGTCGACGAGTGCCATCACATCGCGGCTGCCAGCTATCAGACGATCTTGCGCGAGCTCGGTGTCTTCACCGATCACGGCCCGCTGCTGCTTGGCGTCACGGCCACGCTCGGCCGGGCTGACGGGCTGTCGCTCGGGGAGACGTTCGATGGCGAGCCGGCCGAGATCGTCACGCTCAACGAGCTGATCCGCGACGGGTACCTGCTGCCCCCGCGGGGGATCCGCGTCAAGATCGAAGGGCTCGACCTGTCGCGCGTGCGCACCTCGCGGACGTCCGAGAGCGGGCTCGATGACCGGGCGGTTGCGCAGGCCATGAGCGACGCGCTCGCGCCGGCGGCCGTCGCCCGGGCCGTGCTCGAACACGGGCGCGGCCGGCACGGGGTCGCGTTCCTGCCGAGCGTCGAGCTCTCGAAAGAGCAGGCGCGCGTGTTCGCCGAGCACGGCCTGCGCTCGATCCACGTCGACGCCGACACGCCGAAGGCGGTCCGGAAGGAGATCATCCGACGCGCCCGGCTCGGGGAGTACGACGTGGTGTGCAACGTCGGACTCTTCACCGAGGGCACCAACGTGCCGATCTGGGACATGGTCATCCTCGGGCGGCCGACGTCCAGCGAGGTGCTCTTCGCGCAGATGGCCGGCCGCGGGCTGCGGACGTACCCCGGTCAGAGCGACTGCCTCGTGCTCGACGTGGTCGGCGCGACGTCGCGGCACCGACTGCGCTCGATCGTCGATCTTGAGGGCGTCGTGCCCGAGCCCGAGCTTGACGATGACCTGCTCGAATACGAGCTCGACGAGCCCGACGCCGAACCGTCCGAACGGCGTATGGCTGACGCCGAGCCCGAACCGACCGGAGCGGACGGCCCGCTCACGCACGAGCTGATCGACCTGTTCTCGGCATCGCACACGGCGTGGCAGCGCTCGCCGCGCGGCGTGTGGTTCCTGCCCGCGGGCGATGGCCGGGCCGTGTTTCTGGCGCCGGCGGCCGACGTGGACCGCTACGACGTGCGTTGGACGGATGGCGAGCTCGTGCACCCGTCGTGCGACCTGTCGGCCGCGATGGCGTGGGGCGACAAGGCGGCGCGCGCCCGGGCCAGCATTTCGCTCGACCGCTCGGCCAGCTGGCGCGTCAAGAAGCTCACGCGAGCTGAGCGCGTGGCCGCGATCTACCGCGGCGAGGCAGTGGGCGGCGACCTCGCTCCGCGCACGAGCGGTCAGCTGGCTGAGCAGCAGGATGCCCGATGGGCGCTGGCCGCGATCGACGTGCTGCCCGAGGTCGCCACGGTGACGCCGGCCGGGTACTGGACAACCTATTAGGTGGCATGTTAGGATTAGTGCACAACGAAGCGAGCACGAGAAAGGATCCGGACATGCTGAACTTCCGTCGAATCACCAGCCCGCAGCCCGGCGAGACCGTCTACGCCGCCGACGGGTACACGATCATCGGCTATGTCAAGGCCGGCACGTCGCGCCGAGTCTTTCGGGCGTATCGGAAGATCGACGGATTCAATTTCCCGGCCAGCGTCGGCGGCGAGCTGCGCACGCTCAAGGCGGCCATTGCGCAGGCGCTGTCCGACCAGCTGTTGATCAAGTTCGCGTCAGCGGCTACGCATCGACCTGACCGGGTACGGGCGTGGTGGGAGCGTCACGGGCTCGACAAGCTCGCAGCGATTACGGCTGACGATGTGTTCGCTGCCATCGAGGCCGACCACGACGAAGCCCTGCTCGAATATGCGGTTCGGCTCGTCCGGCCGTGATTCCGCGCTGCGGCACGTGCGGGTACTTCCGGGACGTGCACGACGCGTCCGGGAAGTGCCCGCTGTGCGCCTGCGGTCGGCTGCCGACCGAGCATCTTGCGGTTGCGGTCGCGCCGGCGCCCGAGATCATCGCGTGGACGCCCGGGGGTGAGCCGTTGACGTGGGACGGCAAACAGCTCGCTGTGTGCCCCGGAAAGCCACGCACGGCGGCCGGGCTGCTGCCGACCCTGCGGCGGGGGCAGTTTGCGCCTCCACGGCCCGCTCAGCCCGCGGAGGCGGTACCCGAGCCGGACACTCGACCCCTCGTTCCGGCGCGTTTCACGATCGCGCTGAGCGAGATCGCGCCTGGCGCTATGCGCTTGGGGGCGAAGGCGGCCGACGCAGGCTGGTCGGTCGACCCCTGGTATTGGGTGGCGTGGGACGGGACCGAAACGAGCGCGCTCGTGCTGAGGCGGGACAGCCTGCGGGCGTTCGCGCAGTGGGATCGGAGTCCTGACGCTACGTGGCGAACTGCGGGCTGCACAGCGTGGGCTCCTGGTAACTTCCCCCGCAAGATAGGGGTCAAGCTGCTCACCGAATGGCTTGCCTGGAACCCCGGAGACGACTAAGCTCCGTTTAGTCTTAACGGGAGTGTTTGCAGGTCAGCGCATCGAGAGGGACCGAAAAAAATGTCTGTCGGTGTCGGTCGGGTTCGGCACGCGCTCGGCGACGGCGCGACCGAAGAGCAGGCACGCAGCGTGTTGGAGCTGCTGCGCCGAAGCGGCCTGCTCGACCCTGAAACGGACCGCCTGCGGCTCGTTGGCGTTGCCGAATTCGCCGAGATGGCCGGCGTCACGCCGGGCGCGATCTGCAACTACCGGGACCTTCCCGAGCCGATCGCGAGGCTGAAAAACGGTCGAATTTGGGACCGACGGGACGTAGACCGCTATTTGAAGGAAAGGATCGAAAATGGGTTCGCCCCTTCGCCCCTGCGGCGTCTGTCGAAAGCCAGCGCCGAACGGGAATTGCCCGAAGCACGCCAAGAAGGGCGGGTACCGCCCAAATCGCCCTAGTGTCGTCTCGGCGGTCTACGGGCCGAATTGGGGACTCGTGCGCGAGATGGCGCTGCGGCGCGACAACTACCGCTGCAGGTACTGCGGCGGCCCGGGCCGGACGGGCGATCACGTCGTGCCGCACAGCCGCGGGGGCATCTCGCAGCTCGACAACACGCTGACCGCGTGCGCACGGTGCAACACGAGCAAGGGGAACCGCACGCTCACCGAATGGGTGCACAGCGGGCTGGCGCCGGCGCACGCGGCCGTCCTGCTCGCCGAGCGCATCCTCGCCAGATTGCCAGTCTGAGGGAGACAGACGAATGACCGAGATCGTGATCGAGATATTGGTGATGCTGGGCATGGTCGCGCTGGCCGCGGTCGCGCTCGGGATCGTGCTGCGCAAGTCGGGACCGCCTCGAAAGGATCGCCGAGACGACGATCTCGCTTCGCTGATGATCCTCGTCGGCAAGGTCGGATCCATGTGGGCCGCGCGCGAGAACGGGGAGTGCTGCTCGTGCGGGCACGAGTGGATCCCGGGAGAGATTATCGGCGTGGTGACACAGGCGTACGTGCGCTTCGACGACGGCACGGTGATGCGCTCACCCGGCAGCAGGCTGGCGTGCGCGGTGTGCGTGGCCAAGCAGCGCGCAACGGGGGACCTGAGCATCGAGTGGGCGAAGGGAGCGGGGCTGCTGTGACCGCAATCGACGATCGGTTCCGGCGTGCGCGGGAGGCGTACTGGGATAGCCCCGAGGGCATGGCAGCGGCGGCATTGGAGAGCGCCATCGAGGCGGCCATCCGCGTTCAGATCACGGACGAGGTTATCGCGGCGGCTGGACTGGCCCGGGGCGGAAGTATGCCGAGCGATACGGCTGGACTCAGGGCCGCGTTCGAGGCGGCGGGATTCGAGGTAGTCGAATGACCATCAATCCGTTGACGGTGGTGGTTGGCGTGGCCTACCTCGCATGCGCTGCATTGTGGGTGCTGCTGTGAGGCGCTCAGTGATCACGAATTACGTTCCGCGCGGCATGGGCCTGTTCGATGGCCGCTGGGATCAGGCTCTTTACGATGGCGCCCAGCCCGTGCCCGTATTCAGCAGGTACGACTACGACGCGCGGATCTATACCACGTCGTACAAGGATGGCGTGCCCGGCTTCCGCTTGGTGGTTGTGTGCTGCGGTCCCGATGCGCCATTGCCCAATCCCGTTGAGTGGATGCGCATGGCGATGACGTCCGTGGTCGTGCACTATGCAGACGACGAGATGCCCGTGCCCATCTGCACTATCGGCAAGCCTGACGTCAAGCTGCCTGGCGTTATGCGTGTGACATTCGAGCCTGCCGATGTGACGTGCAGTCAGTGTTTCAGATTGATGACTGGCGATACCTCGGGCCATTCGGAATCTCAGAATGTTTTGAGAAATTCGGATGAAAATCCGGACCGATTTTTTTCGGAGCGGGGCCGGCCGGTAGAT